CCCCCATATCTAAAGCTCTAACTTCAGCCATATCCGTCATCACATTTGTTCCAAAATGTAAATCAGCAGCTCTTGCAGCAACCATTTTGTCATCACTCATTCCAGGTGCAACTTTTAAAGGAATACCTTCAAAGTTCAAACCAGTAACGCCATCGTGATAAAGATTCTGGTAACCTAAAGCAGCTTGAGCAGCTATGTAAAATTTCTGAATAGAAGTAGGAATGTAAATTGCTAAATCTTCTTTACCATATACAGTGTTTGGGATAGCATCTCTTACTCTTCCAAGTTGTGCAATGATAGTATCAGCTCCGATAACAACAGCTCCGATTGCTACATCATTAACAGTTCCATCAGCAGCCAATCTTGTTTCTAATCCTGTGAAGTTTCCTGTTGCATCGTTTGCTCCTGTCCAAAGTAAAGTTTCTATTTGTGCTGAAATTAAAGAAACATTTTTTTCAATGAAAAAGTCCAAAAGTGAAGTAGGTAATTCTTGACCTAACATTCTGCCTCTCATTTCTAAAGATTCCCATTGGCTTCTAAAGTCTTGTTTGCACAAAGTTCTGTTAATCATTAAATCAACCGGAGTTAAAACTACATCGCTGATAGTTACATCACCTGAATCATTAAAGTCACATCCTGCTGCTTGAAAATTCGCTGCTGTTCCTTCAATATTTCTTACATTTAATTTGTAAGCTACGTTTTCGTGAATTGTTACGTTACCTTCACCTAATGTTTTTCCTGAAAGTAATGCTGGGTAGATATATCCTGCTGCTTTTTCGCCTGCAAAATTACCTGTTATTGAATCTGCCATTTTTTTTGGTATTTTATTTTATTTGTTAAAAATTAAATTATTTCTGTAATATCTTACTCTTTCTTCCGTGCTGAGTTTTCCTAATTCTTGTTTACTTAAAGTAGTTTTTTCTACTTTTTTAGCCTCTGGAGTATGCTTCAATTTAGCCATTGGTTTAGACAATTGAACAACTTCGTTGGTTATAATCTCTAATGAACTTGCTAAAATTGCAACCTTGTCATCTATCTCGCTTTTTAGTTCGCTGATAGTACTTACCAATTTTTGGTATTCTTCAGTTTCTTCAAATTTGATTTCTTTAACGATGCTTTCGGTTACCGTTTTTGGTTGCGTTTCAACAGCTTGTTCTACATTTTCGCTTTCTACTTCTGGTGCTGCCTCTTCTGCTTCAGATTCTGCTGGAACATAATTTGCAACGATTCCATCGTTTTCAACGACTATCATACCACCATCGGCTAATACATATTCACCAACCGGCAAAGGCATATTCTCTTCTGCTTGTATAAACACTTCAACTCCTGCTGACCATTCGTCAGATGGTGTGACTATCATTGTAGTTCCATCCTCTAAAGTAGCTTCAGACATTAATTTGGTGTGAACAGCTTCAGCTTCTTCTGGCTTTAAACCGTTTTCATCTGTATTGCTTAACTGGTGACCTAATTTTAAAAGGTACTCCCCAATAGTTTCTTTTATATTTTTATCCATAAGTCGCTTTATTTGCTATAGATAAAACGAAAAGAGGTTAAAGCTGTTGCTTTTTAGGAAATAATGTAGCGACCTTTATTCGGGTTGTTTAAATGATTGCTGGCCCAGTAACGCATCGCATCAATGCCGTGATTAAAATAATTTATGGGTTTATTTGTGGCATTTCCATCTCTATCTTCCTGCCACCTGTACTTTCTTAATTCATTTATTAAATTTAGGGAATGCGATGTCACCAAAAATTCAGAGCGCTGAAGTAAATCAATTCCGTGAAGAATGCTATCCTTTCCTTTTGTAGCCCCTCTTATTTCTATTCCGTGCCTCCTTATTTCTTCAATGCTTTTTGGCTCTGCTGAATCGGCTATGATGTACCTTTTAAAATCTTCTTTTGCGATAACCGCAATTTCGTTGTTGGTCAATCCTGTCTGATACGTTTTTTCGTTAAATATATATATATGATCTAATTTATAAACGTCAATTAAGGTTGATGGGTCGTTTGTATAGCCAAAGTCACATCCTGTACCAACATATTTTGCATCTTCTGGTATTATTTCAATCTGTTTCCAATTGTTAAATACAACACCTTGTAGTTTTCCAATCTCGCCATCAATATAAACTTGACACCAATTTTTCCAATAGGCATCTTTTTTACTCCATTTTTTACGCTGCTCTAATTCCTTTACAATAGTAGCTGGACAACCTTCGTTATCTGTGTACTTTAGCAAAAGAAATTCTGCATCTTCATTTGGCAGTATCTCAGTATGCGCCCAAAATTCATTATCTGGGTTAAAATCTACCCAAATTGCTTTGGTAGTCCTAACCATTAATGCATCGGCAATAGTGTATTTAATGTGGTTTGCCTCATTTATGAATAAAACTTCACGCTTTCCTGCTGCTTTGGCTTTACTTACATTGTCAAAAGACTTGAATTGTATGCTGCTACCATTAAAAAAACGATATTCCCTGTCGTTTCTATTATAACTATTATGATTAAAACGCCCTGTGCTTTCCATAATCTCAATAAACTGAGAAATAGCACCATCTTTTAAGGCTGGTATAGTTTCAGCAACAACCGTTACCTTCTCCTTTGGATTCTTTGTTGCGTAATCAATTAAGACGCATAAAATGCCATAGGTTTTACCTGCAAATGTTCCCCCTTGAATTACCCTTTTTCTCTTTTGTAATCTAAGAAGTTTCCGAACCGTTGTCGTTACTTTCATTTATATGAAATAAAGGCTGTTCCTGTCGTACATTGGCGTCAATCTGTTGTTTAGCATTAGCAATCCTATAATATTCTTCCTCATCACCTATTATTTTATACAAAGCTAATTGTAAAAGTGGATTCTGGGATTTATACCACTTACTTCTCATAGAATGTTTTGTTTCTATTTTTCTTTTGTCCAGTTGGTGCATAATGTCTTCATCTTCATTCAACTTATGGTTGTAAGCTGTTTGTCGTGTAAATGATACATAAGCAAAAACATCATTAAAGAAAAAAAGACCGTTTTTGTCTATTGCCTCTAAAATATCTTCTTTATATTTATTTTCTTTTTTCATATATTATTTCATTTAAAAAGGATTCAGATTCAGCCACTATTTTAGTAAGGCTGTCAATCTCTTTCAACTTACTTATTGCCCAGTTAACTCCAGAAGAACCTCCCCAAGCATCCCACATTAAACCTCCGCATCCTTCTGAATAGGGAATGTCTTTGTATTGTTGATGTCTTTTAAAAGATGCCATTCGTGCAATGGTATCTCTGCTTATTGGTTCTCTATTTGCTAACTGGTTAGCCCTTGCTTTTCCTACTCCTGTGCCACAGCTTCCCCAGCCGTTTTCTTCAGCCCATTTTAGAACTCGTTTGGCGTTGTTTGTAGCCCCTTGTGGGTAGTCAGTATAGCTTTCCATCTCTACCTTGCTTGCTTCTAATTTATTTGCGAAGTACGCCTCAATTGAAAAGCCTTTGGCGTTTCCGCTTTTTATCTGGTCTTCCCAGATTCTTTCGTTGTCAACTTTTACTGCAACCATCCACGTTCCAATCGGAACATTCAAGCCGTAATCTTTGCTTTTGTCGTTCTCACTTTCAACAATCCAAGATTCAGCAACATAAAGTCCATCTATCTCTTTTTCGTGTTGCAAAGTATGATTGTGATGTGCATTGCTTTTCAGAAAGCGATAAGCTGCTTTTTTTACCGTGTCCTTTGAAAAATAAACGTAGTAATCGTTTTCTTCTGCATCCTTTCTGTAAATCTGTTTATTTGGAATTAATGCAGCCCCTACCAGCATTTTTTTTTCTTCATCGACTTGGGCCAAACTGTACTTCGTTTGTCCGTCTTTTGATAGTGCTATGAAATTTGATTCTATTGCTGGAAAGTCAACAATTGAAATAGCATAGATGCCACCTTCTTCTTCTTCGTTTAATACTAATTCTACAATTTTTGTCATAATGTTGCTCTTTGTCTTATTCGTTTATCCAATGCGTTTTGGTTGCTTATGTCGTTCTGTACAACATACGCCCGAACATTGTTTTGATTATTATTTTGATTAGGATTAAAAGTTGGTATTGCTGAAATTGTAGGCGTTGATGCTTGGAAGCCTGCTCCTGCTCCTGAGCCAAAAGAACCGCCACCGCCTCCACCTCCACCGCCAGTTGATGAACTGCCTTGATATTTCTGTTTTCTAATTTGGTTAACCCTTACTAATCCACCTGCAACTGCTGCTGCTGCTGCAACTGCACCTCTAACTGGTGATGTTGGGTCTAAAGGTATGATTTGTGAAGTAAAGGCTTTTGAAGCTGAAAGATAGGTTTCGATTAATGCGGATGCTATATTTAAAGCCTTTCCTCTTTTAAATGATTTTTTTCTTTGTTCTTCTGTTTTACCTTCAAATAAAGAATTTAAGTTAGACAAAGCACTTAACCCATTAAGTGCTGCCTTAAAATTATTATCACGTTGTTGCTTCTTTAATGCTGCTATTCTTTTATTTCTATCTTTTTCTGCTTCCTCCTCTTTTAAATTAGCCGCAAGTCCTTGCTCAAATAGTGCATCTAAAAAATCTTCATTAACTTCTAATTTTTGTTCATTCTCAAATCTATTGTTAGCAAGCTCTATATCAAAAAGACTTGTATCTTCTTCTTCGTCTGTTGTATCGTCAAGTGGGTCACCAATTAAACTATTTAAATCAGCTTGCAATGTTCTTAAACGGTTGAATCTTTTTGTTTCTACTTCAGATACTTTTGCAATTGCGTCAGCTTCCTTTCTTTTATCCTCTATTAAACTTTTGCTTTGTCCAGTTTCCTCTGAAATTATTCTTGCCTTTTCTGTCGCAATCCTTAATTCTTCATCCAATAATTCTCTTTCTAAAGCAATCGCCAACCGTGTCAACCTTATTCTTTCTTCGTCTGTTTTTAATTCATCTTCTGCTGCTGCTCTTGATTTGGCAATTTGCTTTTCTTTTAAGGCTTTGGTCTTTATAAATTCAATTTCCTGTTCTTCCAAAACAACTAAAGCGTCTTTAAGCTCGCCTGTTTGTTTTACCTCTCTTGCTATTTCATCGCCTACGCCTTTAAATGATTCTTTTAAGATTGCTAAACCTTTGTCAAAATTTAAATTCATTATTTCAAATAAACCTTCGCCAAAAGATGAAGCCCTATCAATTAAAACAGTAAATACCGTTCCAATTTTTGCCAATGCTTTTTCTAAAATGTCCGCTCCTTGCTGGGTCTGAGTAAAGTATGTAACAAGAAGACCAAAGGCAACCACAAAAGCCCCGATTCCAGTTGCTGCAATACCTCCAGCAACACCTTTTAATCCTAATGTTAAAAATTTTGATGCTTCTGCTGCTTTTTTAAAGCCCGAAATCATACCACCAGAAAGCGAATCAAATAAGCCTGTCACGTTTTTTGTTTCATCCCCTAACTTTTTATTTTCTCTGGTTGAAACTCTTTTTTCTGCATTTAAACCTTTGAGCGATAACCTTTGTTCTTTTATCCCTCTTTGAAGCTGCTTTCTTTGGTCTATTAATTTTTTTCTTGCTTGCAAATTAGATTTAGAAGTGCTGTCAAGTTTCTGGTTAACTTCCAACAATTCTTTTTCAAAGTCCAATAGAACTTTATTTTGTTCCTCGATTGTTTCAGTTAACTTTTCAACATTATTTTGAGCTGATTTAGTATCTGCTTGAATATCTATTACTATTGTTTTTGCCATTACACTTTCTTTTTTAAATGACGGAACATATCCTTAAATGAAAAAGGCAAATAGTATTCACCCATTGCGAACTTCATAAAGTCGCTACTCTTTTTAGGTGTTTTTTTCATCTTGCTTAATAGGGCTAAAGTTTCGCTTATCATCGTTTTTTTTTATTTTTATTTTGTTTATCCTTCTGGCGAGCTTACACCTTCTGTAAGAAATGGACTTCCGTTGTCTGTGCTTAGTGGCTTCCATAAACATTGTGGACTATCTCCTCCAATATAGATATAGCCATATGC